GTTGCCACTGTAAAGGGCTTCAACCTGCAACACCTCATCCGGTGTGCATATTCTTCGAGCGTTGAACGCGTAACCGAAATTTCGCTTCCATCTTGATTGAAATGCGCGTTCGTTCGCTCCCATGCGCATACGCAACTGTGCGCCCGTTTCACCGGAGGCATTCGTTTCGCCTTGTGCGTGTTCGCTATGTACGTTCGCGTTAATCATGTTGCAAATGTGCGGCACATTTTTTGAATCGCAAAATGTTTAGTGAACTTTTTTTCACTTAACTGAAAATAGTTTACATTTGCCCCATGACAGAAAATAAAATGAGTGTACCAGAAGCCTGGAATGACTTTTTCGCGTGGGCTTTCTTGCCTGAAAACATTGACCGCTTTTTGAAAAGTGAAAGGCACTATTTCAACAAAACAAACGGCGATATGTCACGCGGTAATTGCGGCGCAAATAGAGTGCGCAACATTTTGACGGCTCACCGGAAAGGGTATTACACGTTCCACAGTGAGCCGTATTTTACGGTAGGTTAATCCTTTGGTTCAATCACAATCTGCAACCCTCTCTCGTGCAAATAATACTCAATGATTGCGTCAATAAAACCGCGCATCTGCTCAACGCTTAGGCCTGCCAGTGACGGCACCTGTTCAAGATGCCATTGGTACGTTACGCCATTTCGCTCAGGATGCTGCAAAGTGAGCATAACTGGACTGCCGTCCGTGTAATACTGCTTTTCTTTAGGCAGGAACATTTCTTTCAAATCGTGCTTGATCTTTTCAGCGCACTGATATACCCCCTGCGTAGCCATCATATCAGATTGTATCTGCTCAATGATAGTGCCGTGAAATGCTTTTAACTGTGGCCATGTTTTAGGCCGTTTTTCGCGCCTGATAATAACCTCAACATCCGGCTCATCTTCGCACATTGCAAGCTCCTTTTCCATGCGGGCGCGTGGTAAGGTTAGTCTGCCGTTTTTCAGGCTGGCAAGGTAGTGGAGCGAGGTTAGGCGGCGCATGGGTTACTTTTCAAAAATACTGCCGATCAAAGCGCCAATCATTGCGCCAATCAAAACAGGGTCTTTTTTTGAAATTCGACTTTCAAGCCGCTCTGCACCCTCCCTTTTCTTATCAAGAAATTCAAGCCATGCGGCCATCAATTCGTCGTTGTCGCTTTCAGAAATGAGCTTTTCGATTTTATCTTCTATTTCTTGCATATTGATAGTGTTTTAAAATTCTCGTTTTATCCACTGCCCTTTTTCAAGTCGTACCGCGATAAACCTAAACGGTAGAATTGTGGCGGCAACTTTGATCTTTACAAGCGCATCATCAGTCCAAAAACCCTTTACTTCGTGTATCTCAATTTGGCCGCTAGAAAGCATTACCATGAAGTCAGGGCTATAAAAACACTTGTCGGCTAATCGAATATTGATAGGCTCGAAGGCATACCAAGCCACTTCGCCAGTGTGTTTCATTCCATCCAAAACAGTTGAGTACGCGGCTTCTGTTTTGTTCATCTTGCCCGCTTTCATGCGCCCAAGCGCTTGCGTTTTAGCTTGTGGCGTTTCCGCTTCCATTCTTTTCAAAACAGCTTGCTTATGCTTCGCGCCTTTTTCGATAGCTGCTTTTAACTGCTTTGAGGTTGGGGCTTTGCCGTACTCTGCGAGGAACTCTGCGCTTGTCATGTCAATGTGTTGTTTTTTGAAATGATTTAATCGCCTTAAATATACGATACGCTACCTGTGGGACAATCGCGTTACCTAAAGCGGCAATTCTGTCCACCCGATTGGAAACCCCATCATTTCCTCCACAAACTGGGGATTGAGTTGGAAATTCTCGCCAATTTCCCGCTGAATGGTTTCGTGAAGATTCACGCCCCTTGGATGATTTAGCCTTTTGTTGAATGCCTCTGAATCCTGCTGAAATCCGCTCCTGTAGTCCCGCCTGGTTGGTGTTGGAAGAAAATCCATATAAAGCACCTGAACTGCTAAATTCGGGTACGTTGTAGAATTTCTGTCGCCCATCCTGTTTGGGAATCTCTCCGGCGTTTCTACTATCATCAATCTGCGCGGCGTAGGCAACAAACCAAATCCTGTCCCGTCTGTGTGGAGCGTTGACGGCGCAAGCTGGAAGTAAAAACGGGATGACTTCGTACCCTTCATCTTCCAGATCAGCCTGCACCTCGTCGAATACCACCCCTCCATTCCAACTAACAAGCCCGCGAACGTTTTCGCCCACAACCCAACGCGGGGCAACCTCCTGAATGATTCTAAGCATTTCCGGCCAGAGGTGTCTATCATCGTCTGTGCCAAGTCTTTTGCCTGCTGTGCTGTATGGTTGGCATGGGAATCCTCCTGAAATAATATCAATTGTTCCCCGAAATGGCCTACCGTCAAATTGCTTAATGTCTCTGAATTTTTGCGCATTAGGAAAGTTTTTTGAAAGTATTTTTTGACAAAAATCATCTATTTCTACCTGCGCAACGGATTCAATGCCAGCCCATTCGCCAGCAAGACCAAATCCGCCAATTCCAGCAAAAAGCTCTATCTGCTTCATACCGCAAATATTTGAAACGCTTTCCTTTTACTGCCAAACCCCGCTGCGCAATAATCATCGTAAATCTTCAAAGCAGCCGCGATATTCGCAGGCGTATTCCTTTTGATTTTGCCGATTAGGAACGCCCGGTTATCCGTACCGCGTCCCTCTTTTTCTGCAACCATGCAATTTATGAGTATAGCTTCTGCGCAAGCTGAAAGCCCGGCGTATTGTAGGGCGACTATGCGGCGGTCGAATGAGTGTGGTATGTCGGCTCTCATTGTTCGGATTTTTTGATAATTTCGGATAGCCTGCTTTTTATTTCAAGAATCCGGTTATTTGTAGTTAACGAGGCGGTAAACTCAAACAGGTCTGCACTTTCAATGTCTTTCAGCAGCGCCAAAGATTCACGCGCCACGCTTATCGCCCGTGCGTCATTTTCCGAAACACTGTGGCGAAGGTTGAAAAGAACGCGGTCGATGCCAACAAGATCCGTTTCAATAATATTCAGCGATCCGTTCCCGCGTGGTCGGATGCTCCATTTTCGTAGTTCTGTCATTGGTTTTTAGTTTTCAGGCTTTAAAATTCGTTCTGGATCAATGCCGTATTGGTCGCAGATTGGCACAAGGTCAACGCATACAGTTCCGTTCGACTGCAATCTTACATCCACGCCACCTTCGTCAAGCATTCCGGGTATCATTTCCGTGAAGTCGGATAAGTTCCAATGGGTTATCCATGCCAAAAGCATATCGCCACTCCATGAAAATTCTATTTCACTTTCCTGTAAAAATCTGTAAAGGTCAAGTTCTGTCATTTTTAGTAGCATTTACCGTGTTTAGTTGGTCTAGTGGCGTTGTATTCCATTTTCATACGAATGTGCCACATTAGATCAAAACCGCGTGCGCTGGAAAGGTTGAAAAGAAGCAGCAGTGCCGCGTGTAAGTGTGCTTCAAATTCACCGTCGTCTGGAGACGCGAATTCCGCCCGTGACTTGCAAATTTGCGATGTAACGTCAAGTAAAACGGAACCTAAATTTTCACCTTCAACAACTTCAAAATCGCCCATGTGTGCGTACCTGCTAAGGTTAATAACTTGCCCATAGTACCCACAAAAATCAAGGATACGGATAACAGCATCAGCAATTTCATCTTCAACGGTGTCCTTTACAAGCTCTTTGAAATCCCAATCTGAAACAGACGTTAGTGTCAAAGGGTATCCGTGTAGTGAGTGGTTGTAAGTTCGCCCTTTACGATCAGCTTCCAGGGCTTCGCTAAGTTCTGAAATGATGAGCATGAATAATTGGCCGACGTTCGGGGTTTCTTCATAAAATCCTTTTGATTTTGCGGATTCATGTGCTTTTTGTGCGATTGGATTTAGGTCTGGATATTTCATGTTTGGTTTTGATTTAAAGTTCAAGTTTAGTTTGCCCCGCAACGATTGATGCGGGTTTATTTTTCTTGCCATTCCCGGTGATAAACACGCCGGGCTTTACCAGAATCAACAGGCCTGATTTAACCATTCGTCGCAGGCAGTCGCCTACGTGCTTGTCACCATTACAATAGTGCGTATTTATCAGCCCCATTGCTTGAGCTTTGGTTATTCCACCGTTATCGTGGCAGAATTGAAGGACGGCGGATTGCTTAGGAGTTAGGCTCATAATTCGATTTTTACTTCATTCAAAAGAGTTTTGCACCATTCAGGCAATATAATTTCACCCTCTTTTGCCTGGCGTTGCATGCTGTACATTTTTCCGATATAGTGCGATCTCATTAATTGCCGCCGGTGTTCATCTTCCTCGCTCAAAAGCAGCGCCATCATTGTGCGTAAAACCTTCCATCCTTCCGGCAATTCCCATAGGCGATTATCGCCGAACGCATTATGACAGCCACGGCATAAAACAGTTATATTGTTCTTTTCAGCAATGAGCCACACAAACGGAGCGCGTGGGTAGTTGTGAGACATATCATTTGCAGGCGCTCCACAGCACTCGCAGAACTCGCCGCGCTCATCAAGTATTTCGGCGTAGACTATTGTCTTTTGTCGCTCAATAGCTGCGCGTTTGGTGGACATTGACTTCATGCTGTTTTGGCTTAAAAGCCGGGCGACAACGTGCCGCCCGGCGAACGGGAAAATTTGCGAAAAACCCGTTAGAACATTTTTAATTGGTTCTTTTTCTTTTCCTCTGCCTTGCAGTTTTTAACTGCCTCATCAAAATAGGATTTTTTCAATTCAAAACCGATTGCCTTTCTTCCAAGTTCAACGGATTTTACAAGTTCGCTTCCAATCCCGCCGAAAGGGGTTAAAACAGTATCGCCAGGGTTTGAGTAAAGAACAACCAATCTTTCAATTGTCGGCAGCTGGAGAGGGCAAATGTGAGCTTCGTCGGCATCTTCACGGCCTGATCTTGCGTTCATTGTGTCGCCATAGTCAATATCCATCCAAACGGGAGAAGCGTACTTTTGCCAAGTGTCAACGGATATTTCACATCGAACAGGGTCGGAGCGGTCGCCGTCTTTTCTGAAAACAAGCACATAGTCAGGTATTCCGACGCGGCTCATTGTGCTGTCCTTTTTCACCTGCTTGTGAAGCAATCCAAGCGCCTTTGTGCGCTGCATTTCAGTAACAGGGTTTTTCCAGATTGTAACGCGGGAATGGTAAACAAACCCGGATTCATCAAACGCCTTCAAAATCATTCCTGAAAAGTCACGAAGCCCGATAAAGCCCTCTTTGCCTTTTTGTATTGGCAAATCCATGCAATGCACGGCAACGTTTCGGCCTGACTTTAGCACCCGGTGAAGCTCTTTTGCAAGGAACGTGAAAGCGTATGTGAACTCATTATAATCCTTTGAATTGCCCATATCTTCAACCTGATCGGAGTATGTGTATAGCGACGCGAATGGCGGAGAAAACACAGAAAACCCGATACTTTCATCTTCAACATCTTGAATCAATTGCACACAATCACCAAGGCGCATTTCCCAATCTTCGCCTTCCACGGCTTCAAACTGGCGATCTGTTTTTAATACAGCATCAACGCCGATACTTTCAAGCGAATGCTGCGATAGTTCCTTTTGCATGTTTTCAAATTGCTTTTGTTTGTTCTGAATCACCTGGATTACATTTTGCATCGTATCGGTAGTTACGATGTAGATATTCACCTCGTTTTTTTGGCCGAAACGATACGAACGGCGGATAGACTGATAAAGGGATTCAAAACTAAAATCAAGACTTGCAAAAATTTGATTGTGACAGTTTTGGAAGTTCAAACCGTACTGCGCGATCTTAGATTTTGTAATCAGAACCCGGTGTTTACCGTCTGCAAATTCAAGCAGCGTATCCTCTTTGTATTTTATCGAATCATTCCCGCGAACCTCAACGGCATCCGGTATCAATCTTTTCAAGTAGTCGCCTTCGTCGTTGTGCTTTATCCAGATAATGAATGTTTCATCTGAATTATTCACTATTTCAACAACTTCCGACATACGCTCAACTTTGGTTAATCGAAGCTCTCCGTTGAAATCGGTTGCGGAAACAGCCACATCATTAAACAGTGTGCCATTGTCTCGCTTGGATGTTACGATCTGCTTTTCAATGTAATTCAAAGATGGGAGGTCGTAACCGTCCGCTGAAAATCCAATATCGGAAGGCTTGGTGAGCATTACCGCCCAAGACGCAACCCATTTCCAGAATATTTTTTCGCTGTGGCCTTTTAGTCTCCATTTTGCAGTTTCGCCGCCATCGTGAACAAAGTACATTGCCAGCATCTCATTACGCGGCATGATATTAAGGAACTCGCTATGGTTTCCAAGCTCCATAAAATCGTTGGGCGATGGTGTTGCGGTACACGCTAATTTGTATGGCGTGTACTGGAACTTATCAATAACCAGGTTTTTTGTAGCGCCTTCGTGGTTTTTGATAATACCGGATTCGTCAAGCACAATGCCGGAAAACAAATCCGGGTTAACATTGTCAAGCTGATCGTAGTTTGTGATATAAATTGTAGATTGAAGTTTAACGGTTTCGTTAACAACAAATCGCTGAACTTTAATGCCAAACTTTTCGCCCTCTTTGATGGTTTGGCCGGCAACAGCCAACGGGCAAAGGATTAGTACAGGTTTACCAGTGTGATTTGAAACATGGTGCGCCCATTCTAATTGCATCAAAGTTTTACCTAGTCCGCAATCGGCAAACACCGCATACTTACCCATTTTCAGGGCTTTTGCCACGATGTACCGTTGGAAGTCGAAAAGGTTTTTGTTTAACTGCGATTCGTCAACCGTGAACCCGGCCTCCGTTACTCGCTGAACCTTTGACTTTAGGAACTCTTTGTACTGTGTTAAATCACTCATTTTGTCGCAAATTTTTACCAAATAAAAAAGCGCTCTTGATCGGTGGAGAAAGTGGTTAGCCTTCATTCGGTGCAGAAACAAAACACCAATTCCGCCCGATCAAGAGCGCTTTTGAAAATATTTCATTGTTTCTTACTCACAAGAACCACCAAGTGAGGCCAACTGCTGACGGGTCAAAGATATGTAGGATTTTTGATTGTGCAATGGGCTGGTGAAATTATTTTCAAAAAGGAATATCTTCCTTTGTGGATGGCCGCGCGCTGACTGGCACGGTAAAATCTGTTGTTTCTGCCGGGTTAGCCGGGTACGGCAATCCAAGGTCGTGAAATTGCGCAAGGTGATCTGTAAACCCAACTTCAATAGTACCAAGCCCGCCGTTACGGTGCTTTGCAATGATAAATTCGGCAACACATTTTGTACTTTTTCCGCTTTCGTCTTCCAGAATTTGGTAGTATTCGGGTCGGTAAATGAACATAACCATATCTGCCTCCTGCTCAATACCGCCGCTTTCGCGTAAATCGCTCAACTGTGGTCTTTTTGATCCGCCGCGTGTCTCTACCGCCCTGCTTAACTGGCTTAGGGCAATGACGGGGCATTTAAGCTCTTTTGCAAGCGTCTTTAAACCCCGGCAAATTGCGCTTATTACCTGCTCCCTGTTTCCGCCTTCGCTTCCGCTCATCAATTGCAGATAATCAACAATGATCATTCTAACCCCGTTCTTTTCAACAAAGCGCCGCGCCTTTGCCCGCAGTTCAGATATTGATAGTGCGGCGCTGTCATCAATGAATAATTCAACCCCGCTTAGTGATTCGGCGGCGCGACTTAAAGCCTGCATATCGGAGCCGTCGCATTTTCCGGTTCTTAGCCGTTGAATGTTCACCCCCGCTTCCGCTGCCGTTAATCTTTGCCCTAATTGGGTTTCAGGCATTTCAAGCGAAAAAAATGCAACGGGCTTTCCAAATTCTTTTGCGGCGTTTCGGGCGAATGTTAATACAGCCGCCGTTTTACCCATGCCAGGCCTTGCGGCAACTATAATCAAATCGCTATCCTGAAACCCGCCAGTAAATCTGTCGAGTGATGTTAGCCCGGATGGAACGCCGGTAAGCCCTTGCATTTCAGTAGCCTTTTCGGCGAACATTACGGCCTGGTGCGCAAGACTTCCGATTATCGTGCCGCTTGATACGGACTTACCCTGCGATATTTTGAAAAGTGCCGTTTCGGATCTATCAAGCAAATCAAAAACGTCCGTGGTGTCTTCGTAGGCATCGCGGATGGCGTTAGTGCTTGCGGAAATTATCTGCCGCTGGATTGACTTTTGCTGCAATATTCTGGCGTGGTATTCAATGTTTGCAGCCGACGCTACCCGGTGGGTCAACTCAACCATGTAGTACCCTCCGCCCGCCGCGTCTAAATCGCCTGCTTTTTTCAGTGATTCGGTAACGGTGAGCAAATCAACTGGGTTAGAGCTTTCAAAAAGCCGCACAATGGCCTTGTAGATAAGTTGGTGCTGATCTGCGTAAAAACTTTCGGGCTTCAAAATGTCTGAAACTATTGAAAATGCTTCAGTGTCAAGCATCAATGCGCCTAAAACGGCTTCCTCAAGTTGTAAAGCCTGTGGCATAACCTTGCCGAAAACGTAATCTGAAAGCCCTGCATCTTCTCGCTGTTTCTCTTTTTTTTCGTATCCTACTTTTGGCTTTCCGTAATTGTTGGCGTTCGTCATAGGTCGGTTATTTTGCGGTACATGCCTGTGCGGTTTTCGGCTGATTGGTTAACGGGCTGTGCGAATCCGTTTTTTGGTTGCGCCTGTTCCCGCTTACGGTCATACCCGCATTCGTCAAGAATGAATATATACCCGCGTTTCTGGAAAAAATACAGCGGGTCATTTTCAAAAAGCATTCGGCGGCCAGGCTCCAAGCTAAGAGCAAACACCGAACAAAACTTTTCAACGCAAATCAATTCGCGGTCTTCAGGCGTGTCTTTGCGTTTTGCTTTTTCGTACCATACCCGCACCGTTTCCGAACCATCACCAAAAACCCATGCTCGAATTTCATTTTGCGCAGCGTCCGGGTCTTTTGGTTGTGACTTGCCCATTTTCGCTAAGAGCGCCTTTGCCGCGTCTGGGTTTGTGGGCTGGTATAGCGGCGTGGTAGGTTCATCTTTTGGCGGTGGCAACACAACCCGTTCGCGTTTAACAGGCTCGTGAATTTCAACATCGAAACCTACCGGAAGCGAAGGCTCAACATCACGTCGGATTTTATACTCGCCGTTTTCATCTTTTTCGTAGATGGCATCAAACACCTCGTTGAACCCTGAATGAATTGTTAGGGGGTTCGCCGCAACGGGGGAGCTTTTTTTATTTTCGGCTTCTGCGCGTCTGTTTTCAAAATGCGCTTCGTTGAACGCCCTGATTTCAGCGGCTTCGGAGTTTACGCGATCCATAAATTCATCGTAAGTTTCAGGGGCGGGGGCTTTTTCGACTTCGCGCTCCCCCTCTCTTTCAACATTCTTTTCAATATGCTTTTCAACATTATTATCTGTTTCAAAATGAGCCGCCCCCTCTGTCTCATTTTGAAACACCGCCTTTGGCTCATTTTGAAACACCGCCCCCCACGTTCTACCTGTTTCATTTTGAAACACCACTTGCCAATCCTGCCCTAAATTCCATGAAGTGAACACAGGCCCAGGGCGGTACATGTTAGCCCCGTCGGTTGTGCTGTACATGATTATCCACTTATCGCGCTTGAGTTCGCTGAACCACCGGCTAAGGTTGCCGCGCCTCATATACGGGTACTTTTTGGCAAGACTTGTAAGGCTCTCAAATGTCCACCACTTGCCGTAGGCGAATGATGAATCTATTTTCCTGCGCTCGTTTTCACCAACCCAATAATCTATATTTTTAAGAAGGATCGCCTTTTCGATGCCAACCAATGATGCGAGTTCGGCATCAAATGAGTGTTCCCGGTTGCTTTTTTGTTGTGGTGTTGCCATGATTAACGATCTTTTGAATTAAAGTTGAATTGCAAACGCCATTATTTTTAAGGCATCTTCTTTAATGATCTTTCCAGCTTCTTTTTGCGCTATTTTTGGGTCGCATCCAAATGCACAATTTAATCTCTCCGATATTCTAAGGTCGTGAAAGTGTACGCTCCAATGCCTCGGATTGATTGTGTCTCCCATCAAAAGAGTAACCTTAAAAAGTCCGTCTGTTAATTCAAACCGCCTAAAATCTGAAGCTGATGCGCGCAACTCAACCCATCTTGGCGAAGGGTCGGAATCCTCTAAAATTGTTTTTAGTTCATTCCGTCGTTCGTCTGACATTATAAAATCATTTGCCATAGGTACAAATAAAAAGCCTCCTAAGAATTGCTTTCGAGCGCCCGGCGGCGGAAACGGTGTGACACCCGTCCTCGAAAGCGATCCATAGGAGGCCGCTTAAAAATTAAGTTCTTTGTTCGCCGTGTCACCGGCACTCTACACCGAGGTTCCACGCCCGGCGGTCAACTGTTTGACTATGCAAATATACGGCGCTGTGTTGATACCGCCAAAACTATTTTTATCCGGAGCCGTCGCCGTAGCCGGAGCCGTAGCCGTAGCCGTCGCCGGAGCCGTCGCCGGAGCCGTAGCCGTCGCCGTCGCCGGAGCCGGAGCCGGAGCCGGAGCCGTTATTGATTACATCTTCCATACTGGTACATCGTTTAGGCTTTTTAAGGCTGGTTCACTAATCGGGAGAATTTCAATGCAGTTTACGATTATCTGCTCTGGTAGCACCACCGTAAATCGGCAATTGTCTGGCGACTTTACGCCGTCTAGCGCCATCTGCGATAGGCTTGCCGCGCCTGACCACTGGTGAACATCGCAGATGCGGCGGGCGTTGTGCAGCTTTACGACCGTTCCGGCTAGCGTATGCTCAATGCTATTCAGGTAGCCGTAAAATACGCCAGCAGTATATGATCGAATGATTACCGCACTCTCCCCGTCTACTTCTTTTGCGGGGCAGTATACGGTGCTTTTTTTGACGTATTCAACGCCTTCAATTGTGATTGTGTCTTTCATGTTTTTATTAATTTTTAAAGTGAATTTATTTTTGTGAACTTTTCAATACCGCCGCCCAAATTTGAACGACACGTTTGCCGCCTGTCGGTTTTGAAGTGTCCCAGTGAATTAAAACGTACTCCAAACCATCAACAAAAAAGCCGTCCAGGTCTTTCAATTCTTTCATTGCCCTACTGGCAGCGCTTTTCTGCGATAGTTCAACGTGACCTAAAATATCGGCGTTTTCAGAAACCTTGCTTATCCATACAAATCGGGCCGCTTTTGTTTCCTGAACTGCGAAACGGGCTACTGATTGCCGCTGAGTATCGCGTCCGGTGTGGGCGTGGAACGCGGCGATTGAGGTTGGTGTGACGGCTGTTTTCATGGATCGTATGGTGTGGGCGCGCCTGATTCATATTGTTCTGCTTCGTATTCCTTCGCTTGGTTATCGAAATCAGGCTCCTGCTTTTGTGCGTTTAACAACACAAGCCCCCTTTTAATATCCTTGTTAAAATCAAGCGTGTCAGAATCCGGGTCTGCACAATTATCAAGCAAGGTCTGGCAATTAAAGAGAATCCGTTGAAAATGTATGCTAGACAAGTGCCTTACAAAATCCGTTAAAAATCCTTCTTCGTTTTCCCTGTTAAAAGACTTCATTATTTCAAATTCTGAAAAGTCAATGTCTTCTAAAAAATTGTGCTCAAGTTCTTTTTTCAGCGCTTCGGCTTCGTTTAATATAGCAAAAAGGCTATCTATTTCCTTTTCGCTTGTTTTGGCAACCCTTAATTGTGTCTTGCTCATTTGTCATCATTTTTTACCGCCCCCTTGAATTTTACGTTTGACGCGCCCTTTTCACGGGTTAAGGTTGGTGGTTCAAATTTTGCCCCGGTCAAATCCTCAATTGCAAGGACAGTTTTGATAAGGTTCGACAGTTTTGGCTCTCCCGTTTTTGAAAGCCTGGTGCTGATCGATGCGCGCGAAACGCCCAATTTACTGGCGATTGCTGATTTGTCGATTTCGTATTTTTCGATGTAATCATACAGGTCGGAAATAATACGATCTGTGATGATTGTCGCGTGATTTGCTATTTGTTTCGGCGTTCGTGCCATATTTTTTTGTTGTTTAAGCCGCCGTATTACGGATGGCGGTTGGTTTTTTATTTTGATGGATACCGTGCTGCGAAAAGGTCAATGTACATCTTGTACTCATCGATCTGTTCGTATGTATAATTTTCGTTATCCCCAATTTCTGAGTAATTCTCAATCCACCATTTAATTGTGTGGCGTTCGCACCCAATCCCAAGGCAAACACTTCCGTCGTCTTCAAAATATGCGTAGCAAAAATGTTTATTTCCTTGAATTTGCAGCATTGTAATTTCGTAATTGCCGCCGTAAAAATAGCCGCCGCGAAAATCGCCGCCGTAAAAATCGCCGCCGTGAAAATCGCCGCCGTTAAAATCGCCGCCGTAAAAATCGCCGCCGCGAAAATCGCCGCCGTAAAAATCGCCGCCGCGAAAATCGCCGCCGTAAAAATTGCCGCCGTAAAAATTGCCGCCGTAAAAATTGCCGCCGCGAAAATTGCCGCCGCGAAAATAGCCGCCGTGAAAATCGCCGCCGCGAAAATTGCCGCCGCGAAAATAGCCGCCGTGAAAATAGCCGCCGTGAAAATCGCCGCCGTGAAAATCGCCGCCGTGAAAAT